ACTTTTCGCCGCGAGAATCCCATCCATATACCCCTCGGCGCGTTTTCCGCTGTGTGGGTTGTTCTGGGCCTTGCGAGTTAGTAGCGCTTGCAGGGCATCATATTCCCACGCCGTCATCTTAGCACCCTTAAAACTTTGCGCCGAGGGCGGCGAGGTCAGCGGCCACATTGGGCAGATACTCTTTGGGAATCTGCGTGACGGCCTGAACGCCGTACTTTGCGAGGATGCCCTGCAGCTGCATAGCAAATGCGGGGTTGCTGTTCATCAGCGGCATGGCGGCGTTGATGATCTGCTCAAGGGTGATGTTGCTCTGCTGAGGCTGTGCCGGGGCGACAGGAGCGGGAGTGGGTGCAGCGGCGGGCTGAGGGATGAACTGCTGGGTCACAGGAGCGGCAGGCGGGGTCATCACGGGAGTAGCCGTTGCAACGGGCTGAGGCATCACAGGCGTGGCCATGGGGGCGGCAGGAGTAGGCTGCTGTGCAGGAGTGATGACGGGGGTCTGCACGGGCTGAGATGTCACGGCGGGCTGTTCAATGGATGCCGGGGCGGCGACAGGTTCAGACGGGGCAGGAGCAGAAGCCGCAGGTGCGTCCGGGGCAGTCTTGGCAGCGGCTTTCTTGCTGCGAGAGTTTTTTGCCGGGGCGGCGGGGGCATCAGTACCCTTGCTTTCGATGGCCTCGGCCAGATGGTTGATGGCGGCGCTCAGTTCAGGAGCGTCAACGGTCACTTTCAGTTCGATCATGGTTTGTTACCTCCAAAATTTATTTGATGTGGGCATCATTGCCCTTGTCGTAATTGAAAACGGGGAGAATCGTATCGTCGATGATAGCGGCGACAATCAGGAGCGCCCACGATGCGATAAGCAGTGCGGAACGGTCAGGCAGACCGAAAATGATGCGGAGAAGCGGGTCGATCATGGCGTAGTACATAGCGACCTCGATCACGAAGAAAAGTGAGATGCGGCCCGCAAGGTTGATACATGAGCGGCCTCCCGTTTTGCTTTCCATGCGTTGTACCGGGCGAGGTTGTCAGGGTTCTCATAGAACGCCTTGCAAGCGGCGTAAAGCGTATCGCCCAGAACCCGCTTTTCTTTCTCCGGCATTTTGTCAAAGTCGATTGTGATGCTTTCCATGCTGTACGTTGTACCTCTCTGCTTAGGTGTGCTATCTGTGAGCAATTTCGTGTAGGCGCTCAATACCTTTGCGGTTGTATAAGAATCTACGTTTTTTACCAAACGGGCCATCGTATTCCAGCCATGCGCCATATTCATCGGTTTTCAGATTATTTAGATTTGCAAGTCTTCCGATACGCTGCGGTGCGATGCCGATGAGCTCGCTGACCTGACGGGCGTTCAGCAGCTCGTGGTCGCCCTGCGAAACTGACATTGCCGATGCCGTGTTTTCACCAGAGGACAAGGTCGTCGGGTTTGATGGCTTTGATGTAATGTCCACGCCGCCGTTCAGCACGGATGCGGCTTTTAGCATGCAAGTTTCTTTGATCTCTGGGTCAGTGGCGATTTGGAACAGTGTCAGCCATTGATTTGCCAAGGAAACACGGGAATCACAGATTTTTGCCTCGGCCATCATTTCCGCAACACTTTGACTGAGAAACTTTGGCCGTGGGCTGATGGGGTCGCTCAACTGTACGGATTCGGGTTTTACGTATCCGCCAGTTTTACGGATGCTGGGTAATACTTCAGATGTAATCCAGCGCTTAAACTGCTTGGCAGACGGTAGCTTACTGGACATAATAAGGGAATAAAGGCCGGATTCATTGATGATTGTGATTTGCTGTTTACCGCCGGGGGTGTCTATTTCGGACACCCCTTTATCTTCGATGTCCACTTTCTCACGAACGGCCTTCGCGGTTTCCTTATATCCAAGAGCCACTGCGACATCTCTGCCCACGAACCATGGGTTGCCTTTAACATCAAATGTGCGAATCCGCCCAAACTGGGCACTATCAAATATCTGCATTTTGCTTTCCATGCTGTACCTCTCAGCCTGAAGTCGCATTTTATGCGACATTCTGGGCAAAAAAAATTCGCATCCCCTCGTCGGGCGTAAGAGACAGTGCTTTTACAATGCCGTCAACTTCCTTGAGGGTAAAAGTTTCGCCATTGTTTACGATTTTACGATACAACGTTGCTCTATCCATGCCGATAGAGTTTGCCAAACTCTCCATCGTAAACCCGTGCTCGACAACAGCGCCGCGCAGTTTATTAACGTTCACCATTTAAACAACCTCCTTTGTTTTATGAGAGTCGCATTTTATGCGACGACTACATACTACCACCGGCAAAAGCATTTGTCAATACGATTTTCGCATTTTTTGCAACTTTTTATTGCAAGTCCGTTTTATGGTGTTGCAAATTTGCAACAAACAGTGTATAATACAAAGAAAAAGGGGGCGTGACATCATGGTATCCGGCAGCAGAATTAAAATGCTCCGAGAATCGCAGGGCCTATCCGCAGTGGAATTGGCTCAGAGGATAGGAAAAAACAAGGCGACTGTTTATCGTTACGAAAACGGCTCGATTGATGGCATGAAGTCTGATGTTCTAAAGAAAATCGCGGATGCCCTTGATACGAACAGTGCGTATTTGATGGGCTGGACAGATGACTCATACGACTGGAATAAAGACAGCGAGCATCGCATGGATTCCATCCCAGACGCGGTCCGTAAGGAATTGGCAGAAAAACACAAGGGCGATCGATTTGCAATTTGGAGCGATTGGCAGGCGATGGAGCGCGACGCGGCGCACGAGGCTGCAAAAGGCAAAGCCATCCCTAAAGGGTTCATCCCGTTACCCGATACAAAGGCCATTCCCGTGATTGGTAATATTGCCTGCGGCACTCCGATTCTGGCACAAGAAAACATAGAACGATATATAGGTGTATCTTCGCTATGGAAAGCCGACTTTGCTTTAGTATGCAAGGGTGATTCGATGTCCCCGACAATTCAAGACGGCGATTTGGTCTGTATCCGCTCTCAGCCCAATGTTGAAAACGGGCAGATAGCAGCGGTACTGATTGACGATGAAGCAACACTCAAACATTTTTATCGGCATGATGACACTGTGATTTTACAGCCAGAAAATCCACGGTTTACACCGATGACCTACACGAAAGAAGAAATAAACGATTTGCGCATCGAAGGTGTGGCTGTAGGTATCTGCCGTGGCCTGCCAGAATACAACACGGAATGTTAAATATAGGCGGAGGAATGCAAGATATGTTCACGATTATGGGTATAATTTTAATAGTGGGATTGTGCATGTGGGTTGGCATTTTGGCAGTCGAGTTTGCCTTTTTCTTTTCAATCGGCCTTGCGGTATGTTGCTTTTTTGCCCGTTCCAAGGCCGCAAAAGAAAAGCCGACACAAAGGGTGTGTCCGATGTGCGGCAACAGTAACATAAAATTCAAGTATGTAACACAAGGTTCTTCATCCGATAGATACACAACGGGGTTTTCTAATACGAATTTTGGCGCTCGAAACGCAAGGCGAACCGGCATTGGTTCTTCGTCAATAGAAAAGAAAATTCATCATAAAAACGTAGCATACTGTAGCGATTGCGGATTTAGCTTTGACTTTACAACGCAAAAAGATATCGATGACAAGTGTAAATCATTGTTAAATGGCGGAATAGGCTCTATTGTAGTTGCGGTCATTTTGGGGATTGCTATGTTTGCTATAAATGGATATCTGCATTGAAAACGAATAAAAGTGTTATGTGTTGATTAAAAGGTTAGGGGGTGACAGTTTGAGTTCAGTTGACAAAATCGCCGTCGTTTACGCGCGGTATTCATCCCACGGTCAGACCGAGCAATCTATTGAGGGGCAGATCGCCGCAGCGCAGAAATATGCAGAACAACATGGCTACACAATCATCCATATCTATGCCGATCGGGCAATGACCGGGCGCAACGATGATCGAGAAGAATTTCAAAAGATGCTGTCCGATACTGCGACGCGTCAATTCGGGGTCATCCTGCTATGGAAGATTGACCGATTCGGGCGTAACCGTGAAGAAATCGCATTTAACCGCTACCGCTGCAAAAAGAACGGGGTTAGGGTGGAGCGCGTCGCAGAGGATGTGCCAGACGGCCCGGAGGGCGTTATTCTGGATTCCGTGCTTGAGGGCATGGCAGAATACTACTCACTCCAACTGGCGCAGAACGTGCGCCGGGGTCAGCGTGAGAGTGCCAAGAAATCCCAAACAGTGGGCGGATGCAAAATCATCGGATACAATGTCAACCCAGATACCAAACGATACGAGGTTGACCCCAAAACTGCCCCGTTCGTGACCGAGGTTTTCAAGCGATATGCCAACGGCGAAACCATCTCGGAAATCGTCGCATGGCTCAACGCGCAGGGGGTTAGGACAACGCGCGGCGGAGAGTTCACCGTCAACAGCCTGCACCGCCTGCTGAAAAATGAGAAGTACACCGGCGTGTACATCTTCCACGACATCCGCAATGAGGGCGGTATGCCCGCGCTGATTGACCGCGCCACATTCGACAAAGCGCAGGAAATGCTCAAGGTCAACCGCCGTGCCCCGGCGCGGGTGTGGTCTAAAACCGAATACCTACTGACTGATAAGCTGTTCTGCGGCCACTGTGGCACAATGATGGTAGGGGAGAGCGGCCACGGGCGCAACGGCACAAAGCACAACTATTATACTTGCTGGAATCGCAAAAAGAAAAAGACGTGCGACAAAAAGCCGATACGGCAGGATGTCATCGAGCCACTGGTGCTGAGGGCTATCGGCAAGTTACTGGAAAATCCGGCTACACTGGAAAACATCGCCGATCAGGTATGGGCCGCTTATGAGCGCAGCGATACATCCGGTGATACCATCAAGGCGCTGGATAAGCAGATAGCCGATGTGGATAGGGCGCTCTCCAATGTGATGAAAGCCATCGAAATGGGCATCATCAATGAGATGACGAAAGCCCGTATGGATGAACTGACAGACCAAAAACAAGCCCTCAGCGCGGCCCGCGCAGAGGCTGGGCTGGCCGGGGGCTTTAAGCTCACACGGGACATGATTCTGTTCTTCTTGCAAGATATGGCGGCGCTGGATAGGTCGAACCGTGATAGCCAAAAGCGGCTGATAAAAACCTTTGTCAACGCTATCTACCTATACGATGACCACTTTGACATTGCGTTTAATTATACCGATAATGGTAATGTGGTCGTGCGGATGCGAGAAATCAACGATGCTGCGCGCGGTGAAATGTTCGGACGCTGTGCGCAATGTCCCACCAAAAAGAGACGTGCAAGCGTAAAGTTTGCACGTCTCTTTTCATCTTTCGGGAGTTTTTCTCTTGTAGAGCGTCTCGCTCATCTGGCTGCGGATGGAATCCTGCCGCTTGTGGTAAACCTGCGTATAAATTGCCAGTGTCGTGCTGGGTTGGGCATGACCCGCCTCAGCCGCCACTGTAGCGACACCGATGTCCGGGTTGGAGAGCAGGATACTGACAAAGGTGTGGCGAAACATATGCGGGTGGATTTTGCGGATGCCCGCTTTCTCGGCCACGCGGTCAACAATTTTGCCATAGTGGTCGGGGCTGATGGGCCAGCCGAAATCATTGATAACGATAAAATTTTTCCCGCGCAGCTTTTGCAGGGATTCCCGGTACGATTCCCACTTTCCGTCCATGCAGGTCTGCCAAGCACCATACGGTGCTTTTGTGCAAGCCATTGGTCACGGTAGGTTTTCAGATATTCCATAAATTCGGGTGCTACATCTATGTCACGGACGTTGTCCTCTTTCGTGGTCGTTAGGTGATAGCCTTTGTTCACTATGAGCAGTGACTTATCCACATGGACGGTGCAGTGGTCGAAGTCAATATCTTCCCATGTCAGCCCGGCTAACTCACCGCGCCGCATTCCGGTATTCAGCAGCCCCATGACGATGACTTGCTCCAGTGTGGAACAGCGCGGCAGCACCTTAAAAAGAGCCTCTACTTCTTCCGGGTGCAGGCAGTCAACAGGTCGGCTGCGAGAACCTTTAACCGCGAGTGTTTGGGTATCGTTGTCTATGCCGTACTCGCGTTCGGCATATTGCATTACGAGCCGCAGAAAGATGGCATACTCCTTGATGGTTTTTCGTGCAATAGGGCGGTGATCCAGTTCAATATGAAACAGCTTTTCGGGCTTACATTTGAGAGCTGCTGCAATTTCCTGTGCTGTTTTTAGTGTGGTACGCTCTCCGCGGAACACTCGCTCTACAGATTTTGTCTGTATGGAGCATTGTGCTGCAATTTGGGGACAGGACAGTTTCTTATATTGCTTTGCGTTGGGTTTCAGCACCGCATACCCTTTCACGCTGCGCACATCGGCCTCACCCAGCAGATCTAGAAACTTCTCGCATTCGCGCTTATTTACCTTTGAAATCGGCATTTCTGCAAATGCCGGGCTGATTTCGCAGATTCGGCGCAGCATGGTTTCCTTACCTGCTGTGGTGTTGGCTTTATTCTTATGCTGTTCGTAGTCGCCCTCCAGACGAACGGAGGGATCGAGCATCGATTTTTTGGAATCAATGTATGCTCTTGCTGCATCTCGAAAGGGCGTGTTTTTGCCATCTTTTTCATCGTCGGCTTTCTGTTGCTCTGCGCGTTCAAAAACGAGTGCGGCTTCAATGGCAGCGTTTTCACGCTGGCGGTGGGTTTTCAATACAGTGGGGTCAAAGTCAAAGCGCCCATATCGCCGCACCCTTTTTCCATGTACGGTCACATTAGCGGTCAGTACATAATAGGGGGCGCTGCGTTTGGGAATCATAAGTTTTGCCGATGCCATTATTCCGATTGCTCCGTTTTATTGTTGTAGTAGGCCGCCAGCTTGCCAAGGTTAATGTACCACTTAACACCGGACTGAAATGCAAGGTCCGGATTCTCGCGGCAGACACGCCGAAGATAATATGGCGGCAGATTCATAATCTCACTTGCCTGTTTGATGCTGACAATCTGCGGCAGGGTGATTTTCTCAATTTCGCAGGCGGATGCCTGCAGCGGCATTTGCACAGGTTCTTTCATCGTTCTTCACACTCCACATAGTAAATTGGTTTTCGGTTGTGGCGGCGCAGCAAGCGTGCGTCCAGCCCTGTCAGATAGAGTTCATATTGTAGATTGGTCTCGGTCGTAATCAGTACGGCACTGTAATTTTGCAGAAATCGCAGGATGCGGTATAAGGTTGTAATGTCGTGACTCAAACGGTCAAGGCTCTGCACCATCACGGCATTGACGCGCCCCTGCTGCACGGCGGTTAGCATGGCGAACAAGGCCGGACGCCAGAATTCGGTGCCGTATTTCTGCTCCATGCAGGAATTCACAATGATGTAGCCGCGCCTGTCGGCTTCGCGCATGACTTCTGCAAGCTGTTCTTCCAGTGCCGGCAGGTTCGGTGCTGCACTGCGGGCAAAAGCCCAAACTTTGTATTCTTTCATGGGCACACCTCAGAATTGATCCATAAGCGGGAGTCGAACATCAAAGCGTGGCTTACCGAACGAAGCCCGCGTGAAGCGGTCGCCGACAAAACGCTCCAGCCCGCTGTTGATGAGTTCGGCGTTTAAGTCACATTCGGTGGTGATGAGGTAGACATCATTCTGACGCAGAATTTCAATAACTCCCACCAGTATGTAGCTGTTGCGGCTGATTTGCTCCAAATCGCGTACCATCACGGCTTCAATCCGACCGTTCTCTACTGCGTCCAGCATAGATCGCAGACCGATGCGGTCTTTCAAGGTGTTGCCGCTGCAATGGTCAAAAGATGTGCCGCGTACAAGGAATCCATG